GCAATGCGCCGCAAGGTGATCAACCCTGCTGGTGTTGGTGATGTCTGGGACAAGTGGGAAAATCCCAACTATGATGAGTACAAGGGCCGCAACGCATGGTCACTTGTCAATGCTTTCACCGAGCGCAGCCGAGGTCGTTCGATGTTCAACCGTCACAAGCGTGACAATGATCTTCTCAGGATTGTTGACGAGTTCACCGGCCACACTCCTGAGGTTGTTGCGGTTCAGTCTGGTGATGATTACAATGAAGTGCAAGCACAGGGTCAGGTTGCCTCCTCCCCTGACTTCTGAGTAGTCATCTCCTCCTTTCAGCACCCCATGGTCAGTGACTGATTCTCCTGACCATGGGGTGTTTTTACTAAACAAGATCGAAGTGGTGTGTTATATTTCCTCATCACTGAATGGAGGCTTTATGTCAATAAGAGTCAGAGGGTCATCTTTCCAAGTGGACTTTGTTCATGATGGAAAGAGGTATCGAAAAAACCTACCAACGAGAGCCGATGCAGAAAATTATGAGATCACTGCAAAGGCTCGGTTGATCAAGGGCCTACCCCCTGATCAAGAACAAGAACAAACTGAACAGCAGAAGTCGAAGTGGCGCTGTTTGGATGTGTATCTCTGGACTGTCTATGAGCAGCGATGGTCCAAGCAGAAGTCATGGCGGTCTACGAAGAACCGCATCAACAAGATTCTCCACGAACTTGATGGGTCCATGTACATCGATGACATCACTACTGATGTACTCGACAAGTACGTTGCTCAACTTGAGAGGCACCGCAACCGCCCCGGCACCATCAACCGTAAGCTGAGTATCCTGAGTGCTGCACTCAAGCACGCCTACCGGAGAGAGGAGTTGCAGAGGATGCCACACATCCCCCGTCAGGGTGAACCCCCGACTAGGTTCAGGTGGTACTCCGAGGAGGAGCAACGGCTCATCCTGACAGCAGCGAATGATGTCAGCCCTGAGTTCTTCCTGTTGATCATGACTCTGTTCGACACCGGCATGAGGATCAGTGAGGCACTGATGCTGTCCGATCGGCACGTTCTGCTCGACAGCAGGATGTTCGTTCTTTCCGGTGCTGAGACCAAGAACTCATCCTCCAGATCCATCCCGATGACTGATCGGTTGCATCGTTTGTATTCTCAGCGACAACCTCACACCGGGAAATACTTCTCGATCTCATATGATCAAGTCTGCAAGGACTGGTCATCTGTCAGGGACAGAATCGGGATGGGTACAGGCGACACAATCCATGCAATGAGACACACTTTCTGTTCAAGGTTGAGTCAGAATGGTGTCGATATGAGACGTATCCAAGAGTTGGCTGGACACAAGGATCTAGCTACAACTCAGAGGTACACGCACTTGGATTCAAAAACCCTAAAAGACGATATTGGTACACTAGAGTCATGCACTGATTTGCAAGATTTGATTCCCTGACAGGAGCCCCAATTTGAAACAGTCAGAGCTGGACAAGGAAATGGTTGACCGTGGCACCGAAAGGTATCGCTTGAAGGTACACCGGGCAACCGAACTGAACATTGAATCAACACATCCAGCGGGGCAGCGTCTACTACAGAACAGCATTGTCGAACTCACTCAGCACTTCAAGGACTGGATCCACCATGCTCGGACATCCAGTGGTCAACGACATCGTGCTGTTGAGCAGATCGAACAAGTACCCGCAGACGTTGCTGCTGCCTTGACAGCCCGAGCTACTCTTGATGCAATCTCTCAAGGACGAAAGCTCAACACCACGGCTGCCACCATCGGCGGCCTGATCGAAGATGAGGTCAAGTATCGAACCCTCAAGGAGGAGTACTCCTGCCTGTGGGCTCAGATGAACCGGGTTCTGGATCGATACAAGTCAGCCCAGAACAAAGCCAAGTTCATCGACAAGACCCTCAGGTTCCATGAGATTGTCCTGCCCCGGTGGAACAATGACGAACGAATACGGGTGGGTATTGTCTGTCTTGAATTGATGCGACAAGCCACCGGATTGATCGAGATTGTTCCTCGCAAAGACAGCAAGGGTAAAGCCCTTCAGTGGGTGGAGCCGACCCAAGACCTACTTGAATGGTTCAAGGGTGCTCATTCCTACATGGAACTACTTGACCCAGTATTCATGCCGATGGTTGAAAGGCCCATGCCTTGGACCAACGTGTTTGTTGGCGGCTACAACTCAGAGATGATCCGCCGCCGTCCGATGATCAAGACAGTGGACAAGACTCATCTTGATACTGCTCAGAATGCCAACATGCCCAAGGTGTACCGGGCACTCAATCAAGTGCAGTCCACTCCGTACATGATCAACCCGATGGTTCTGAATGTGATGGAGCACTACTGGGAAAAGGGTCTGGAGGTCGGTGGTCTGGTCTCGTCAGAAGATGAGCCGATCCCCTCGAAGCCTACCGACATCGCGACCAACACTGAGTCCCGTCGTGAGTGGAGGCGACGTGCTGCTCGTCAACACTTCGACAACGAGCGCAAGAGATCCCGCAGGCTACATGCCCTGAGAGTTCTGGGGCTTGCCAAGAAGTTCATCGGCTACAAGTTTCATTCACCGATGGGTCTGGACTTCCGTGGCCGTGGGTACTACGCCCCCCACTTCCTCAACCAGCAAGGCCCTGATTATGTCAAGGCTCTCTTTCTGTTCGGCAACAGTATTCCGATGACTGATGTCGGGGCACAGTGGCTGTCTATCCACCTTGCCAACTGCTGGGGACATGACAAACTTTCCTATGACCAGAGGATCGCATGGGTCGATCGCAACACCAAGATCATCGAGGACATCGGACGAGATCCCATCAAGTACAACGAGTGGACAGAAGCTGACGACCCTTGGCTCTTCCTTGCTGCGGCCAATGAGTTCCACCTGATGAGGACCACCAAGAACTTCAGGACATCCCTGCCTGTTGGCATTGATGCCACCAACCAAGGCTTGCAGATCTACGCCCTTGCTCTCAGGGATGAGGACAGCGCACAAGCAACTAACTGCATCCCCTGCGAACTACCCAACGACATCTACCAACAAGTGTGTGACACCGTGATCAGGATGATCGATAATGATCGCCATGAATATGCAGCCGGGTGGATGAAGTTTGGTCTGACGCGAAAGACAACCAAGAGAAGTACCATGACCCTGCCCTATGGCAGCACGTTCTTCGCCTGCAAGAAGTACACCGCCGAGTGGTTCTACGAGACCCTCAAGAAGGGGACAGAGAACCCGTTCGGTGATGAGACTTACAAGCCCTGCAATTGGCTGGCCGAGAAGATATGGTCAGCCATCAGCGAGGTTGTCCATGCTGCTCGGCTGGGTATGGATTGGCTACAGGAAGTAGCTGGGATATGCATTGACAATCAGGTCGTACCCCAATGGACCACACCCCTCGGGTTCCCGGTGCGGATGCATTACGAGAAGCAAGAACATCTTCGTATCAAGACCAGTGTGTTTGGTGTGATCAGGCAAACCAAAGTCAGGAGAGATAGCGGCGACCCATCGAGGAGAAAGTCAGTCAATGCAATGGCCCCTAATTGGGTGCATAGTCTTGATGGCTTTGGGGGTCTGTTAGGAGAGACAATCAATCTTTCAATGGATGCTGGCGTCAACGATTACATGGTCATTCATGATGACTATGAGACCCATGCTCCAAACATGCCGACGATTGCCGCCGCCGCTCGTCAGGCAACAGTCAATCTTTTTTCTGGAAATCTACTCGCGGACACCCGCAAGGAAATCCAGTATCTGCTACCTTCTGGGGTGGAACTACCAGAGCCACCACCTCAGGGCACACTTGATGTGTCACAAGTCAAACAGGCTCACTATTACTTTTCATAATGGAGGCATCATGAAACCTAAGAACTATACAAGTCCCAAGGGTGAGGCCATCTGGCCCAAGATCACCAAGCCCGAAACCAAGTGGGATGCTGATGGAGTGTATGAGACCGGGCTGAGGCTCGATGCAGAGACGGGTCAGAAGTTCAAGGCTTATCTCGAAAAGTTTCTCGACGAGCATCATGATAATGTTTGCAAGGAGCAAGGTAAGAAGGTCAAGAAGGGTAGCCTAAGCGTCAAGGAAGTAGAGGTTGATGGCACCCCGACAGGAGAGCTTGACTTCAAGTTCAAGATGAAGAGACTTGCTGGCCGGAGCGGTAACCAGTGGGAGCAGCGTCCTGAGATCTTTGACAGGATGGGCCAGAGGATTAATCCAGAGTCGATCAATATCGGCAGCGGTAGCACCATCAAGGTCAGCTACAACATCTTTCCTTATTACACTGCGATGGTGGGTGCAGGGATATCTCTGCAAATGAAGGCTGTTCAGATCATTAACCTTGTTGAGTACAACGGGGGTGGCGCTCAGGGGTTTGGGTTCACTGAAGAAGAAGGTGACTTTGTAGCAAGCCAAGAAAGTTCAGATGAATTTGCCTTGAGTGAAGACAGCGACTTTTAGAACATCTCTTCCCATTGCACCTGTCCCCGCGAGTAGACCCCGTGTCACTCGTCGGGGGCATGTGTACTATGGTAAGAGCTACTCGAAATTCAGGGCCGAAGCGGGTAGGTTCTTGGAAAGGTTTGTACCACCCAAGGACCTACCCATCGGCGCTGATGTTGAACTGGATGTCACGTTTTATTGCAGGCGTCCAAAGACAACTAAGAGGTCGCATCCAAGAGGAGACGTAGACAACTACTTGAAGACGTTGGATGTGTTGAACGGAGTACTTTGGCACGATGATGATCAGATCATTCGTGTCAATGCAAGAAAGGAGTTTTCTGATGAGCCACGAATTGAACTGGAGGTAACGTATGGCGAATTTCGTGAGACATGAGCCATGCGAAAAGTGTGGCAGCAATGACAACTTAGCAGTGTATGATGACGGCTCGACCTACTGCTTCACACCCGGCTGTGGAGCGACAAGTCGAGCAACCCATGATTCTAATGAGGAGGTCCATGACATGGACTTGATTGATATTGACTACATCGCGTTGTCGAAGCGCGGTCTGAGTCTGGAGACGTGTAAGAAGTGGGGGTATGGCACCGCAACGTTCAAGGGCCAGCCTGTTCAGGTAGCTAACTATCGTAACACTAATGGTGTGCTCAAGGCACAAAAGCTGCGTACCCCCAAGAAGTCTTTCAGTTGGCTTGGAGATCCCAAGTCAATCAACCTGTTTGGTGAGCACCTGTGGGAGACCAACGGCAAGCGTGTTGTTGTTTGTGAAGGAGAGATCGATGCCCTATCTGTCAGCCAGATCCTCGACAACAAGTGGCCGGTTGTCTCGATCCCCAATGGTGCGGCCTCTGCACCCAAGGCTATCACCAAGAGTATTGAGTGGCTTGAGACGTTTGAAGAGGTCGTACTCTGCTTCGATCAAGATGACGCTGGTCGTTCGGCGGCAAATTCCTGTGCCCCGCTCATCACCCCCGGCAAGTGCAAGATCGTTCACGGCCTTCCGGAGAAGGACGCGAATGAGTGTCTGATCAGGGGCAAGCACCGTGAGTTGAACCAAGCACTCTGGGAGGCCAAGACATTCAGGCCCGATGGTGTCATCAGTGGTCAGGAGCTTTGGGACCACATCAACAAGGAAGAGACTGGCTGGTCAGTTGAGTATCCTTGGGATGGCTTCAACACCTCATTGCTCGGTATGCGTGGCGGTGAGCTTGTCACCCTGACGGCGGGCACTGGTATTGGTAAGTCCAGCGTTTGTCGTGAGCTTGCTTATCAGCTTGTGTTGAATGGCCACAAGGTTGGGTACATTGCCCTCGAAGAGTCAGTCAAGAAGACTGCCGAGTGCTTGATGGCTATTCACCTGAATACTCCTCACACTCAGTTTGATACCGTGGCCGATCATCGCAAGCGTGAAGCATTCGATGCAATACTCGGCGATGGCAATCTGGTCCTCTACGATCACTGGGGTAGTCAAGACCCTGCCCGCTTGTTGGGTCAGGTCAGGTACATGTGCAAGGCACTTGATTGCAAGTTCATCTTCATTGATCACCTTTCTATTCTGGTCAGCGCCCTTGAGGAGGGTGATGAGCGCCGCATGATCGACAACACCATGACGAAACTCCGCGCACTGGTGGAGGAGACGGATACACACTGTGTCCTTGTGAGCCACCTGAAGCGTCCTGACGGTCGCGGTCATGAAGAAGGTGCATCGACATCCCTCAGTCAGTTGCGTGGATCACACGCAATCGCCCAGCTCTCTGATGCTGTGATCGGTTGTGAGAGAAACCAACAAGATTCACTGGAGTCACGGAACACAGTGATCCGAGTATTGAAGAACAGATATGCAGGCACCACGGGTGTGTGCTCGACGTTGGAGTACAATCCCAGCAGCGGCAGACTGCATGAGTACATCAGCCCATTTGGAGAAGGAGGACAAAATGCATGAGCTAGTATTCGACATTGAAACCAACGCCATCGAGGATTGGGATGAACTCAGTGACCTGAGGGTGATCCACTGCATCGCCATCCAAGATCCAAGGTCTGATCAGGTTGATGTTTACTCTGACAGTTATGGCGAGGATAAGAACCTGATCCATGGCCTGATCAGATTGGGTATGGCTGATCGGATCATCGGCCATAACATCGACAGGTTTGATCTCAAGGCTATCAAGAAGTTCTACCCGTCCTTCTCTTACGCAGATTGTCACTCGATTGACACCCTACTTGCCAGTCGGATTATGTCTCCTGATGTAGTCCGGACTGACTGTCAGGATCCTGAGTTCCCCACCAAGTTGCGTGGCCGGTACAGTCTCGAAGCATGGGGCCACCGACTGAAGTTCAACAAGGGCGACTTCGGCAAGCAGACTGACTGGTCCGTGTTCACCCCCGAGATGGCTGAGTATTGTGCTCAGGATGTGAGGTTGAACACCAAGCTGTGGCTGGAGATACGAAAGACGTTTGTATCTGAGGTCTATGCAATGGAGCGCGACTTCAGGGACATCCTGATCGAGCAAGAGGAGAACGGTGTTGTGTTTGACGAGGAGGCTGCCTTCAAACTCCACACCGAGTTGATTGGCCAGAAGATTGAGATAGAGAAGAAGCTGACTGAGATATTCCCTGCTCAAGAGGAGTACATGAAAACTCCTCAGTATTACTTCGACCCAAGCACTGATGAGAGGTACGAGCGTAAGAAGGATGCTCCCCACGCAATCAAGAAAGTGTTGAAACCCGGACCCCTGCGTAAGCGAGTTGTCCCCTTCAACCCCGGCAGTCGGGTCCAGATAGCCAACGCGCTGATCAAGATGTATGACTGGAAGCCATCCGAGTTTACTGGTGATGGCAGGCCGAAGGTCGATGAGACTGTCCTGACCAAGTTGAAATACCCTGAAGCCAAGGTCCTTTCACAATATCTGATGATCTGCAAAAGGATCGGTCAGCTTTCTGATGGCAGGGAGTCATGGATACGGAGCAGCCGTGATGGCCGCATCCACGGACACGTCCAGTCCATCGGCACCGTGTCTGCTCGGTGCAGCCACTCTCGCCCCAACTTGGCACAGGTCCCCGCGCTGGGTTCACCGTTCGGTCGTGAGTGTCGTGAGCTGTTCAAACCCACCACCGGCATGGTCATGGTTGGCTGTGATATGTCTGGGTTGGAGCTTCGTTGTCTTGCTCACTACTTAGCTAAATGGGATAAAGGCGAGTACATCAAGGTGATCCAAGAAGGTGACATCCACCAGTTCAACGCCGACAAGATGAAGGTGGACAGAGGAGTGGGTAAAGGCATTATGTACGCCACCCTGTATGGGGCTGGTGATGCCAAGATAGGTCAGCTTGTCGGGGGTGGTCGCCGTGAAGGGCGACATATGAGGAATATGTTGGAGAGTGGTATCCCCGCATTGAAGATGTTGAAACGTGCAATCAAGAACAGACTCAAGACGCAGGACTGGCTTCCAGCCATTGATGGTCGCCGTCTACCAATCAGGTCCGATCATGCTGCACTCAACCTGTTGTTGCAGTCGGCGGGCAGTATCCTGATGAAACAGGCAACAATAAAGATGAACAGATACATCCGACAAAACAAGCTGCAAGCTAACCAGATCATGCATGTACATGACGAGGTTCAGTTTGAGGCACTTGAAAGTGAGGCTGAAGATGTTGGGAGGATTGCAGTACAATCCATGCGTGAGGCGGGTGAACCCTACGAGTTTAGATGTCCACTCGATGGAGAATACAAGGTTGGACATAGTTGGGCCGACACTCACTGACCTTGCATGGCTTGCAGGGTTTGTGGATGGAGAGGGTCATGTGGCTCTTCATCATGGAAGCGCCATCATAGATGCCAGCAGTGTTGACTATAAACTCTTGGAAGAAGTTCACAAGATCGGTGGCGGTAACTTATACACCGAGAAAAGAAAGTCGTATGATCACTGCTTCTTCAAGTGGCAAGTGGTGGGAGCCGAGGCCCGAGACCTTATGAGAGCTTTGTACCCTTACTTGAAGTACAAAAAAGCACAGGTCGATATCATCCTCATGGCCCCCCACTTCAATGTGTCAAAATGTTTGGTGAGGAAAAACATGTGTGCAAGACTCAAAGAGCTAAAGCACCAACGAAGTTACCTCCCCTACAAGTTTAGGAAATTAAAATGAGTGACTCACTTGAATATGTAACGACAACAGCAATGCTCAACGAGCTTCGGAGGAGACATGATTGCATGGTCTTCTTGGGGGCAAGCAACAGAACGGAAGACATCGAGGACATCACTGTGGGGTTTGAGGGTGCTTTCCATGCTGTCTTGGGATTGATCGAACTAGGGAAAGTTGCAGTAATGAATGGAATCAGCGATGACGAGAACCGCGCTAGTGATTGATGGAGACATACTCCTCTGGGAGTGTGCTCTTGCAGTAGAGGAGCCTGTGGATTGGGGTGATGATCTTTGGACCCTACACGCCGATGCGGCTCAGGCAAAGATACACCTTGACGTTGCTTTTGCCAGACTCAAGGACAAGTTGAATGCTGTGAACATGGGTATAGCTTTTAGCTCCTCAGAGAACTGGAGAAAGTCAGTTCTTCCTACCTACAAGCACAACAGGAAGAAGACCAGAAAGCCTGTGGTGTTCTATGCCTTGAAGGAGTATGCCCGTAGTACCTACAAATGCATTGAGGTTCCTACCTTGGAGGCTGACGATATTTGTGGGGTCATCATGACCGGCGAACATAGTTCGTTTTACAGGACAACGGCAGATGAGAAGATACTGGTCTCGTCAGACAAGGACCTTCTACAGATCCCCGGTCTCCACTACAACCCCAACAATCCTGAGGATGAGATCTTCGAGGTCACCCCAGATCAGGCCCAATACAACCACATGTTCCAGACCCTGACCGGAGATACCGTGGATGGGTACGGGGGGTGCCCCAAGGTGGGGCCAAAGACCGCAGCAAAGATACTGGACGGGGTTGACCCGGATGACCGATGGAGTGCTGTGGTTGAGGCTTATGCCAAGGTAGGGCATACTGAGGAAGAGGCTCTGGTACAGGCCAGAGTCGCTAGGATCCTCCACAAATCAGATTACAACTTCGGCAAAAAAGAGGTAAGACTATGGAAGCCAACAAAATAAACAGAGAAAGACTTCTTGAGATGCACCGTGAGGTCTGCACCAAGGCCAGAGATCTCATGTCCAAGAAGAACCACGACTACTCGGGTGGCGCTGCCGCTGAGGACCCCTTTCTCAACTTCACCCGAGTTGAGAAGCTAGGGATCACGGACACCAAAAGGGGGTTCATGGTCCGCCTGACCGACAAGCTATCGAGGCTTATCACCTTTCTTGACACGGGTTTATACTCCGTCGAGGACGAGAAGATCGAGGATACGGTCATGGATATGATTAACTACACCCTGCTGTTCTATGCCTACACCCAGCAGGAGAAACGAAAGGCTCACTATGAGGATAATTCCACCCTTGGACAGAGCCCTGATTGAGGCTCTCGATGAGCGGGTGCCTGAGAGATGTCCTGACCCATCGTGGTCAGACCGTGAAATATGGATCTATACAGGCAAGCGTGAACTCATTCGACTATTGAAAACAGAACTTGAGGCCCAAGAGGACAACATTCTAAAGGATTAAATTATGTGTTCATCTGTGATTTCAGATATCTTCGGAGGTGGGAGCAGTATGCCACCGCCCCCGCCGGTGATCCAGCCCCCTCCTCCTCCCCCTCAAATCACCATTGCACCCCCTCCTGCCGTGCAGATGATCCCTAAGCGAAGAGATCAACTCAGGCCGGATAACCCTGTTAGGCGATCTCGTGCGGGCACCCGTCGCCGGGGTAAGTCAATGCTCAAAATCCCCCTCAACACATCCGGTGGTGGAGTAAACATCTAATGGACACTCTCAAGTCAATTTACCTCAAATGCTCAGGTGAGCGTCAGCCCTACCTTGAGCGGGGTAGAGACGCTAGTGCCCTCACCATCCCCTCACTTCTCCCAGAAGAAGGCACCACGGCCCACCGACGCTTTGGCACTCCTTACCAGAGTATCGGTGCCCGTGGGGTCAATAATCTGGCAGCAGCTTTGCTTCTGTCGCTGCTTCCTCCGAATGCTCCCTTTTTCAGACTTCAGATTGCTGAAGACGTTGAAAGGGAGCTGGAAAGCCTCGACCCAAAAATTATCACGGAAATCGAAAATTCCCTGTCAGATATTGAAAGATCTGTCATGGATGAGATCGAGCGGTCAGGTGTCCGTACCGGACTCTTTGATGCCGTCCGCCACCTTGTTGTCACCGGGAACGCGCTCCTTTACTTCCCTGATGGCGGCAACATGCGTGTGGTTCACCTCGACCGATATATCGTGAAGAGATGTCCCCTCGGCTTTGTCCGCATGGTGGTCTTGTTGGAAAGCGTATCTCCCTCAATGCTCCCTGAGCAGATGAAGGAAATGCTTGGAGATAAGACTTCTTACGATGACCATATCGATATGTATACCGGCATGGTCACCCGTGTGGATGGCAAGGTCGAGGTATTCCAAGAGATCAATGGTCAAGAGATCGAAGGATCCAGACGGGTCCTTGACCCCGAGGATTCCCCCTTTATCCCCCTGAGAATGAGCCGGGTTGACTCTGAGAACTATGGCCGAGGCTATGTAGAGCAATATCTCGGCGACCTCCAGAGTCTTGAAGGACTGACCAAGGCCATCGTTGAGGGTTCGGCAGCAGCAGCCAAGGTGCTGTTCCTTGTCAACCCCAATGGAACGACGAGAGCTAAGACCCTTTCCGAGTCCCCTAATGGAGCAATCAGAGAAGGAAGCGCCAATGATGTCAGTGTTCTTCAGAGCCAGAAAGCGTCCGATTTCTCTGTTGCTCTCAACACAACTAGGGACATTAAGGAGAGACTCGCGTATGCGTTTCTACTGCTTGAGGGGTCTATACGAAATGCAGATCGAGTTACGGCTGAAGAAGTAAGGCTGGTTACTCAGGCCGTCGAACGGCAACTGGGTGGCATCTACAGTGTTCTCAGCAGAGAGCTGTCGCTGCCCTTGGTTACCCTTGTAATGAACAAAATGCGTCGGGATAATTCACTGCCCAACCTTCCCGATGACAAGATTAAACCAGTCATTATTACTGGTATTGAAGCCCTCGGGCGGGGAAATGATCTCAACCGTCTTGATACTTACTTAGCAGGAATTGGTCAACTCCTTGGACCTGAGGTGCTTCAGAACTACATTGATGTTGGGGAGTATTTGAAGCGTCGAGCTATGGCTCTTGGAATTGATACCAAGGGGCTTGTGCGTACCCCTGAGCAACTGGCTCAGATGCAGGCAGCACAACAGCAGGCTATGATGGCCCAGCAACTTGCACCGCAAGTAATGGCCCAAGCAAATAACGGAGACTAAACATGGCTGATTATCAGAAGGTAGAGTTTAAGTCGGAGCCCTCTTCCGCAGACAACCCCGAGCAGACCCCGGCACTTGAGACCACTGAGGCCCCACCTCAGCAGGAGTTCCCTGTTGAGACCCCTCAGGAGCCTGTCGTTGAGCGTCCTGAGTGGCTGCCTGAAAAGTTTGATAGCCCAGAATCTCTTGCCTTTGCTTACAAGCAGCTTGAGCAGGAGTTGTCTAAGAAGGGCAACGACGAGCAGCCTGCCGATCAGACTGGTGGTCTTGATCCCGAGACCTTCATGGCTCTTTCAGAGGAGTTCGATGAAACTGGTGATGTGTCAGAAGCATCTAGGGAGCGTCTTGCTGCCACTGGCATTCCCCGTCAGTTCATCGATGAGTACATCGAGGGGCAGAAGATTGTCGCTGAGAATGCTGTGCAGGACATGTACAACACTGTCGGCGGTCAGGAGGCTTATGACAACATGCTTCAGTGGGCATCACAGAACTTGTCTGATACTGAGATTGATGTTTTCAACGATCTTGTTGCAGGCACTCAGGAAGAGGCTTCAATGGCTGTCAGTGGGTTGTATGCCCGCTTCATGCAGTCAGGTGATACCCCGCCAACCAAGCAACCCCTTGTTCAGGGCGATACTAACCCCGAACTTCCTAGTGGCAGTGCCTTTCAATCACGGGCTCAAGTGGTTGAGGCCATGTCAGATCCACGTTACAAGAAGGATCCTGCGTACCGTCAGGAAGTATATCGTCGCCTCCAGAACACCCAACAGATGTAGTTCCTAGCCTTAGTAAACAACCACATCTTGGGGAAAGAGATGCAAGATCATTTAGTGACTATCGCTATCAGTATCGCAGGACCAACAATACTTGGGGTGTTCGGGTTCCTGTGGAGAGTCAACAGCAAGATCTCAATACTGGAGCGAGACATCAAAGCTCACGATCAACGAATTCGTAGCAACTCTCAACAGTTATCAAAGCACTTCGATAAGGCTTTCACGATCAGGAAGAACATAGATTGATGATCAGACACTTCTGGATCTTTCTTCTTCTGACAGGGTGCCGGACCATCCCAACAACAGGTGTGCCCATGGGGTACACAGAGAACCTGAAGCCGCCGCCGGGGGAGCCTCTGGCGATGCTGTCATGGATCTCGGGGTTGAGTATCCTTGGAGGCATCGCCCTTCTGGTTGTGACCAGTGGCCGCAAAGGCAAGTGGGCCATCGGGGTAGGAGTAGGATTGATACTCCTGAACCTCCTGATCCACAGGTTCGACACCTATCTATTCATCCCTGTGCTGATATGCACTGGGGCTATTTCAGCAGTTTGGACATACAAACTAATCAGGCAAACTCTTGCGGAGAAGAAGAAAACATGAGTGCATTCCTTGGAACTATTTGGTTTATGCTACTGCTGTCCTCGGTCAGCTTCTGTGCAGGTATGGTTTTCAAGACCCCACTGCTCAAGCTGATTAATAAAAAGATCAACAATTGATTCTCGCGTGTGCGAGATTAGTTTTAATGATGGCGATGTTGAGGGATCTAGCGATGCCCAGCCCGCTGCGGTGGATAACTGAGAACTCTTAGTTACCGATACTGACCATCACAATCTGTATCTAGTAAAACAATTATAGGAGTTTTCAAAATGGCTTATATGGAACCATCCGTCAGTCGCCTTGGTCAGAAGAATCTGGCCGGTGACAATGACGCACTTTTTCTCAAGGTCTTCGCTGGGGAGGTTCTTCAAGTATTTGAAGAAACTAACCTGATGATGCCGATCACCCAGCAGCGCAGCATTGCTTCTGGCAAGACTGCTCAGTTCCCCGTTGTGGGCACTGCGTCTGCTGCCTACCACACCCCCGGTGAGTCGATTCTGACCACTGATGATGGGTCGGGATCGTCACCCGCAGTATCTAAGTATCTTTCCCGCATCAAGCACTCTGAGCGCACCATCAGCATCGATGGCGTTCTGGTGTCCTCCGCGTTCATGGCGGACATTGATGAGGCTAAGAACCACTTCGATGTGCGCTCTGCCTACACCACTCAGATTGGCCGTGAACTGGCATATCACGCTGACCGTGCGCTTATCCGTACTGTCATCGCGGGTGCCCGTGCTGATGTGGACCGCTTCGGTGGCACTGATGCCAAGTTCCTCGGGGCTCAGGTCAACACCACTGGCGATAACACTACCTACACCGACGCAGAGCTTATTGAAGCATTTGCTGAGGTTGCTCAGAAGATGGATGAGGCTTCGGTCCCGTCTGAAGGCCGCTACATGATTCTGAACCCGGCTCACTATTACCTGCTGACCAAGTCCGGCAGCAACGCCATCAACACCGACTTCGGTGGTATGGGGTCGATTGCTACGGGTGAGGTCCTTCAGGTGTCCGGTATCCGTGTCCTGAAGTCCAACCACATCCCGACTGGTACTGATGCAGCAGGCTCGATCTTCAAGAGCAGCCTGATCAACAACGATGTGTATGATGATCACGATTCCACTGGAACCGTGGGTGCTGGCTACTCTGCCGCCGCTGCATACAACACCGTTGGCATCGCCTTCCAGAGCGAGGCTGTTGGTACGGTCAAGCTGATGGATCTCGCCGTTGAAAGCGAGTACCAGATGGATCGACTTGGCACCCTGATGCTTGCGAAGTACGCCATGGGTCACGGTATCCTCCGTGAAGAGTGCTGCTTCGAGGTTGTCACTGCCTAATCAGAGCTTGAGTCTCCCACGGGGTGGGTCGCTTAACGGCGGCTCACCCCTTTCTAACTAAGGAGTTGCAATGCCAACAAAGACAACGGAACTTGAGGCTGTTAATACAATCCTCTCCACTATTGGAGAACCTCCCATCAACAGCTTCACTGGTGCTCAAGGAGCTGATGCGACTATTGCGCGTAATGTTCTTACTGAGGTGTCCAGAGAGGTCCAGAGTCAGGGATGGCATTTCAATACCCTGTTCGATCAGACCCTGACCCCTACCTCCACAGGCGAAATTACCCTTGCTGAAGAGGTCCTCAGGGTCGATAACGACAACCTCCTCAAGAATGTCCGGGGCAACACCAGCGCCAACCTGAACATGACTGAGGACCGTGAGGTCATTCAGCGCGGTAATAGGCTGTTCGATAAGACCAACAACACATTCACTTTTACTTCCCCGATCAAAGCCACCACAGTTCTCCTGTATGACTTTGAAGAGATGCCTGAGCCTGCCCGGAGGTACGCCACTGTTCGAGCCTCACGCATCTTTCAGGACCGTATGCTGGGCTCCCAGAAGCATCACCTGTTCACCATGCAGGATGAGATGAAGGCTCTCTCGACCCTCAAGGAGTTTGAGGGAGATACCAGTGACCGCACCATCTTCGATAACAATGATGTGTATGCCACCATCAATCGCAAGGGTGCCCTTCGTGGAGTGAGATACTGATGACACTTATCACCAATGAAGTTCCAAACATGGTTGGTGGTGTCAGTCAGCAGCCTGACTCAATGAGGCTGGTTAACCAATGTGAGGCTCAGGAGAATGCTGTGGCCAACCCTGTTGAGGGTCTGACCAAGCGTCCCCCGACCGAGCACATCAAAGAGCTACTCGACAGCCCCAACGACAACCTGTTCATCCACCATGTCAACCGAGACAGCACTGAACAGTATTTCATTGTCTGTGATGGGGACACCGACGCCAACAACATCAAGGTCTTTGATATGGCTGGTGTCGAAAAGACCATCACCGCAGATACTGAAGGTAGTTCCCTCGCAACTGGTCAGGCATATCTGACCACCACAACCCCCCGAACCTCCCTGAAAGCTGTAACGATTGCTGATGTGACCTTCTTGGTCAACTCAGAGAAGACTGTGGCGCAGTCAACAACCCTGTCATCATTCTCTCGTGGCCTCACTTCGGCCCCCAATGAGGCGCTGATTGTGGTCAAGAGATCCCCTGCCAACTTTAGTAAGTGCAAGATCGACCTGAAGGTCAATGATACAGATACCGGACTTACTTCCGATGGTTCTTCTGAAGACTTCGGTAATGGTGGAACTGCTTCCGCCGGTATTGATGCAATAGCCACGGCTAACCGTATCGTCACTGCCCTCGACGGCAGCACATTCCCAGCCAGTACGGGATCAACCCTTACTGCTGTTCACAATGAAACAAATGTTGTTTTCGTGACCGGAACGCAGGACTTCAGCGCCACCATCTCTGATGGTCAGGGCAATGAGGTTGTTGAGGTCATCAAGGACAAGGTTCGCAAGTTCACTGACCTCCCCCAGATTGCAGTTCATGGGATGATCATTGAGGTTGAAGGCGATCCTGAGGCTGAAGTGGATGACTACTACTGTAAGTTTGAAGCTGATGACCCCACGATCACCACCAAGCCCAGCAAGGGTAGATGGATTGAGACCACCAGCGGTGGTATCAAGAATGAGTTCGACTTCTCAACCCTCCCTCACATTCTTATTCGACAAGCTGACGGTACTTTCAAGTTCACTGCTGCTGATGGCAGCTTTGGAGGAAATACCAACGACCCCCCAAACATGGGCCAGTTCAAGTTCCAACCCCGCCTTGTGGGTGATGAGCTGACCAACCCAGCCCCAACGTTCACAGATAACACCATTAGTGATGTGAGCTTCTTCCGAAACAGGCTTGTGTTCCTGTCTGGGGAGAACGTCATCATGTCTGAGGTTGGTGAATACTTCAACTTCTACAGGACCACAGTGGCACAGATACTGGACTCATCAGTGATTGATGTGGCTGTAGGTGGTACGACTGTATCCAACCTGAAGCAAGCTGTGCCCTTTGCAGGCCGTCTGGTTCTGTTCTCAGATACCAGCCAGTTCAGCCTTCAAGGTGAACCCAACCTCAGCCCCATCAGCGTATCAATTACCCCTCAGACTGGGTTTGAGATCACCGCGACAACCAAGCCTGTGGTGTCTGGATCCAACCTATTCTTCGGCATACCCCGAGGTGACTTCAACGGCGTCAAGCAGTTCTTCAAGGTCAATGAGCTTGATGTCCAGTTTGATGCTGTTGAAGTGACTGCCCAAGTACCCAAGTACATCAAGGGCAACATCACCAAGATGGCAGCCTCGACCCATGAGAATGTGCTTCTGGCGATCACCGACAATGATCCCGGTGTCATGTACGCTTACTACTACTTTGAAGCTGGTGGTGAACGTCGCCTGTCTTCTTGGTCGAAGTTCACCTTTGGGTCGAATATCTACTCAATTCACTTCATTGACACCACCCTGTTCATCCTCTTCAAGAGAGGCACCAAGCTGGTCCTCGAAAGCATGAAGATGCAGACTGGACTGACAGATACTGGATCTGATTATGTGACCCGACTGGATCGAAGGGTGTCAAAGACAGGCACCTACGACGATGCCACTGACAAGACCACCTTTACAGGGTTCGAGTACACGCCCTCAACCAGCTCTGAGGTAGTCACCTCTGATGGACTCTCCCTGACGGTGACTGACCGAGCGGCTGGATCTGTGTCTGTTCAGGGTGACTTCTCCTCTGGCTCAGTGTTCATTGGCGAACCCTACACTATGAGGTATGAGTTCAGTAAGCCCATGCTCAAGGCGGCAAACTTCAGGAACAACCAGATCACTACTCCCTCTACTAGGGGGAACCGCCACCAGCTTCGGTACATGACGATCCTGTTTGCCGACACGGCATTCTTCGAGGTCAAAGTCACTCCTGAGTTTGGCAGCTCCACAAGCTATACTTTCACTGGCAGGAACCTTGGGGACTCCTCAAGTACTACTGACCAAATCCCCCGTGAAAGTGGAGACTTCAGAGTGCCTGTGTTTGCCCAGTCAGATCGTGTAAAGATAGAACTTCTGAATGCAAGCCATCTCCCTAGTGACTTCCAAGCTACTCAGTTCGAGGGCGAGTTCACATCAAGAAGGGCAGCCCAAAGGTAATGACAGTAAGTTTGAGGCGATCTATTCTCCCAGACATTACCCAGCTTCATCCTCACCTCAGAGAGCAGGATCTCAAGGAGCTGGAGGCTCTGGATATCAAGCCCCGTACTTCTCTGATGTATGGGTATCTCCATGGCGAGTGCTTCACAGTCATGTGCGAGGACACCGTGCTCTGTATGTACGGAGTGGTCCCCAAGAAAACTGGGGGACGTATATGGATGCTTTCTAGGAAGGGCATTGAAAGATTTGCCCTACCTATTACTCGTCTGGCTAAGACAGAGATTGAACGCATGTCTAAGCAGTATCCCCTGCTCCACAACATTGTTGATGAGCGGAATAAAATTGTACTTCGATGGTTGAAGATGCTTGGGTTCAAGTTTGGACCCAGATACATTATTGGACCTAATAAACATTCATTTAAGGAGTTTCACCTATGGTCGCAGCAGGCGCAGGCGCAGCCGCAGCAGCGGTAGCAGGGACCGGAGGACTAGGCATGGGTCCCCTCCTTGCCCTTGGGGGAGCCTCAGCAGTTGCCCAGTTTTTCATGGGTGGCTTTCAGGCTCGTCGGAACAACAGGTATCTCCGACAACTCCAGATACAGCGAAATCAGCAGTACCTCGCAAACATTGAATATCAGCGCAAGCTGATGGAGTTCTATACCAAGAGGTATCAGGAGACCGCAAAGTCGGCCATGGCTGATGCTGACCAGCAGTATTCAACTGTGTTTGATGCCATTGGACAGCGACGGGCACAGGCAGCCGGG